ATATCTCTAGCTTGTTTATAACCCTTGACCCCAACTGCCAAAGTAGCAAGTGCTATAGTCCAAGAAACAACAGTGGCTACAGTAGCTCCAACTCCCAAAAATGTTAATATTGCAAAAATAGTCATTTATTTACCCCACCGAACATCATCTTTAGTTTGTGTAGCAAATTCCATGCCTTTATCACCTGAACTAAATGATTGTTGAGATTCATCAGAAAAATGTCTACCTTTTGTCAGATTCCAGTTTGCCCAATGAGAAGCAACAGTAAGATTTATTATTGAATCATTCATGGTTTCATTTATACCAACATTTCTTATTTGTCCTTTAAAAAAAGGTATAGCACCAACTATAGTTTCATCATTATTGAAGTAAGCTAAATATATCTCTACTTCTTTATCAGTAAATTCACCATCTTCTACTAAACTTCTTATTTGATTTGTTACATTAGATAATCTAATACCAATTTCATTTACTTGTAATTGACCAGTCTCAGTTGTGGAATCAACTTGTAAAAAAGAACCACCAGCTTCATAGCTATTAGAATCATAAGTTACATTAGAATACCAATCAGTTAATCTGATAGTAGATGATAAATTAAGCTCAACTAGAAAAGCTGTCTTAGTTGCTGTTGATGATACTTGAGTTTGTAAATCAGTAGATAGACTTCTAGGCATTAGGTTATAACCTCTCTAACATCAAATGAAATACTGTAAAACCCACTAGCATCTGTTGAGTACATAATCTCATTGTTTTCTAAATAAACAGTAAAGCTAGGTTTGTTTACAGTAACAGCTTCATTATCTGCTAGAGATGTTACTAAGTTTGGTGATATTAGAACAGTTAATGCTCCACTACCATTAGAATCAATATCTGATTGAATCATATAAACTTTACTATGATTAGCAAACTTAATTAAATCTCCAGCCTTTAAAGCACCTGTCTGACTAGCTGTAAAGCCATCTAAGGCTATAGAAGCATCTCCTGATGTATGTGCTCCAACTACTTGGATATCTGTTTCTGACTTGCCTGCACCTAAGTTATCTAGTGGTGCAACTATAGTAAAGTCCTCAAAAGAACCTTTTTGTTTTTGTAAAAATGCAAATACTTCTTGAGCTTTTTCTTGTTGTAAGGGTGGCATTTGCACTGTAAAAGAAAAATACTGAGCACCTATTTGTCTTACTTGTTTTCTACCTGATAGTGTTTGATTTAATAAAGTAGGTCTATTGTCTTTAAAATTTAAACTTTTAAAATTAGGAGATGTTGGAAATTGTCCTGACATTATACTACCCCCATCTTGCCTTGATTATTCATGGCATTGTTTATGATTGATGTTATCAATCCTTTTCTTGATGCTAATAACTGGTCAAATCCAGCAGCATCTACTGTTGATATATTGAAGTTGACTGTAGCTCCCATACCCTGACCTTTAGTATGGTCAATTACAGTTTCATTAGGATGAAGCATAGCCATAAAACCACCTTTACCATCTAAACCACCTGCTCTTGCCCCTCTACCAGTAAAACCACCACCCTCTCCAACTGGTAAGCCACCCATTCCGCCTAATTTACCCATTGTTAAATCAGGAGTTTCTCCAGCACTTTTAAATAAATTACCTATATCACTAATACTTCCTTTTGCCATGCCAACCAATTTTTGCACTATAAATACTTGTATCAATTCATTTATTACTGCCCTAACAACTGAAGTAGCCAAGTCTTTAAAATCTAAAAACTGTTTATTTGTTGCATCAAAAAAGTTTGTAAATGCACTTGTTAATTGACCCTCTACTGTATCTGCAAAGTTTTTAGTAATAACAATACTATCTTTTATTGTGTTATTAAAATTATTTTGTGAATCATTATTTTCATCTGTTATTGTCCCAAGTCTTTTTTCAATGTCAGCTTGTTTTCCTTTTTGTATAATAAAATCTCTTGTTATTGCTTCATTATCTCGAGCTACTTGCAGTGCTACTTTGTTAGATTCACTAAATGGGTCTTGCTTATACATTTTCTCCAATTTAGCAACTGTTTCTTGTTGTTTTAATAATATAGTATTCAATTCATCAATATCTTTAGTGAACAAGTCAGGTTTTATCAAACCCATAGCTTCTGAAAAATCAAGAATGGCTTTTGTTACATTAATAAATTTACTTTGTAATGGCACCAAAACATCTCGTTTTAATCTATTCATAGTGTCATTAAAATCTTCTGCATTATCTATTGTTTCTTGGCTAAAAATTCCAGTAGCAGACTCAGCTAAATCATCCATAGCCATAGCACCACCTTTAATAAGGTTTGCCATTTGTATACCAACTCTTGAGCCAAATACTTGTGCTAGTAAACCGCTTCTTTTTAATGGGTCTTCTATAGCTTCTAAGCTATGGAAAAATTCTTTAAATAAATCTTCAGTATTTTTTGTTTTACCATCAACGTCTTCTAAAGAAATACCCATTTCTTCAAAAGCTCTTTTAGCTAAACCAGTGCCCATAGTAGCTTCACCAACACCTTTAGCAAAAAATCTTAGTGCTTTAGTAAAACCTTCTGTACTTATTCCTGATTGTTCAGCAGCAAATTGATATTGCTGCAAGAATGTTGTGCTTACATTTACAGAATCAGCAAGTTTACCAATATCATCAGCAACTTGTAATGCTTGATTGCCAAATTGAACAATCTGTCTTACAGCAAAAACACCAGCAAAAGCACCAGCTAATTTTTTCATAGCATTTTGTGTGCTGTTAATGTTTTTATTAACTGAATTAAAACCTTTTTTAGATTGGTCTTGAGCTTTAATTCTTAATTTATAATCAGTTGCCATTTTTTATTTGCCTATTTTTTTCCTCTAAGTATGCCATCCATCCTGTAAACTCGGATAAGGTCATCTTTTCTTCTAGTTCCTGAAGTGTGCAATGCAACATTTCAGCTAGATAATATTTAGCAAATAAGTCCTTATCCTCTACTACTTTTTTGCTTGTTCTTCTACACTTGGTGATGACATGATTTCAGTTGCAACTCTTGCAAGTACATCTTTGTCTACACCATTCATAAGTGTATGTTTATCTGATAGGTCAAATACTTTTTCACCATCAGAATCTAAGGCTTTGTATATTAAGCAATAAGCCATCAATGCTACATCATCATCTTTTGCATATCTTTGCAATTTAGACATTTCTGCCAGCGTTAATGGCTTCGCATATACTTTAAGAACCTCATCTCCATCACTCCACTCAGGTATCTCTATCTCTTTGACATCTAATGAGTCAAAATGAGCTTTAGCCTTATCTATAAGTTTCATATTCTTATACTGTTGTTGATGTTAAAGCACCATTGCCTTGTACTGAAATACTAGCTTCAACCAATCCATCAAATGATGCACTTCTTGAAACTCCAGTAACAATAGCTGAACCAGTGTAATAAGTATCACCTGATGCATCTCCTTCAGGATAAACATTTAGTGTTACTTCTGAGCCAATGGTTAAAGCACCTTGACCTGAAGTATCAGTCTCATCCCAAAATACATCTAAACTTCCTGAGAAAGAAGTCAATGATGATTTATATGTTCTAGCAGAATCACCCATTGAAGTATCTTCTAAAGTATCAGCAGATTCATCAATGTTATAAGACCTAATTTCAGCTACAGCATTAGAACCGACTTTTACAGTTCCTTCACTTCCTTTATGTGTTGCCATTTTCTACCTCGTCTTTCGACTTTTTCTTAGAAGAAGATTTAATTTTATCTTGCGAATGGACTGCTTCCTCTTTCCAACCCATATTCAATAAAGACTCAACCTTAGAAGGATGAGCTTTTATAGAAACTTTCCCGTCAGGACTAATCATTTTCATAATTGTCTCCTATACTGCTACGTCAGGATTAGTTTCCTTGACATAGTAATTAGTTAAAAAGGTCAAACTCACATATCCTAGTGGTTTCTCACCTTCACCATTAAACTCTATTTCAGTTGATTCTAAATAACAGTCTTTAGCTAATCCATCTAAAGTTCTGTCTGCTGCTATTGCTTCTTCAACTTCTTTGCTTATTGTATCAATAGTATCATCAAAGTTGCTAGTAGCTTTTGCATATCCTTCTACTACTACTGATAATTCTCTACTCATAACTCTATCAGTACCTATTACTATTGGTTCAGATGTTTCTGACTTAGTGTAGATAACTAATGCTGGTACTGTTTCTAATGGATAAACCCTAGACTCATAGACTCTTGAACCAGTTGTAGTTAAACCAGTTAAAGTAGTACCAAACTTTTCTCTTATTTGTTGTCTTATGTGATTTGCCATTATATTTCCTCTAACATTAATGCACTAAAACCTGTTCTATCTGATTGTATATTAACAACAGTATAATTTTGTGCTGCTTTGAGTATATTACCATTTGTATCTTTTATTGCAGATATATCTAAAGTATTTCCAAATGCAATATTTGGAACATCTATAGTCCTGCAATAGGCTATTGGTTTTAATGCTTCTACACCAATGCCCTCTTCTTGTTCTACATATTCATTATTTAGGATTACATTAATTGTTGTAGAATTTCCGCTATTTGTATAAACAGCAGAAACACCATGACCAAAATTAATATCTAAATATCCAGCCATATCTAATTCAGTTTCTAATCTAAATTGAGACATTACTGCTCCTCTAACACCACTGAAACTAAACCTGTATTATCAGGTTCTACTGTTTTTACTAAAAATGTAGTTTTAGGTTTTAGTACATTACCTTTATCAGTTGTAATTGCATCAACAACTAATCTATCTTCTTGAGATATATAAGGAACATCAGATGATTTCAAAATTGCTCTTGGTTGATAACCAGCAACAGGAACAGTGCCACCTTCTATATTGAAATATTCTTGGTCTATTATGATATTAACACTATAGGCATCACCTGAATCAATATCAAACCAAGTATCAATTAATCCCTGTCTTAAATCCCATAATGAAGATTGGACTTCAAAGAAAGTAGCAGTAACACCATGACCTGTTGTTGTATCAACATAGGCGTTAAAATCTAATGCACTCTCTAAAGGCATGATTTATTTTTTAGCTCTAGTCTTAGGAGCTTTTACTTTTGAAGTTTCTAAACCTACGCTTCTATCTTCTTTTTTTGCTTTAGGTTTAGCTGTATGAACTTCAGCTTTGCCATAACCACATAAAGCATGACCTTCATGCTCAGGTAGTTCAACTATATCACCAGCATGTACTTTAGAACCGCCAGCCATTGTATCTATTAAGATTTTATATTTTTTCATATTTAAGTTGGGGGTATTACTACCCCCATTCCATTTAAGCATCAGCTAATTAGTCAGATGATTTACAGAAAGATACTGCATGTCTTACAGCAACATCAACAGTTTGTAGAGCAACAATTCTTACTCCACCTGAAGTTGATAATGCATAAGGGTCAACAGTAATATCTAGTCCACCATACATACCAATTAATAGGTCTGCAAAATTACCAAAGTAGAAATCACCGCTTGTTACTTGGTTACTTCTGACAACGTTATAGCCATTCATGCTATTGTCAGGAGAAACAACAAACTGAGCAGTGCCAGTAGCCTTTTCAGTTGTTTTTAAAGTACCAAAGTCAGCAGGTCTACAGATGTAACCTAAAGAACCAGTTAATGCGTTGTCATTAGCAACAGCACTTTCCATAGCTACTATTTCAGCCCATGTTGGATTAGCAGCAGCAAAAGTTGTAGTGTTAATACCTGAAGTATTAGCAATACCTGTTGGTTGACCACTTGAACCTGAACCAGCTAAAGCACCTAAGTCAATTGCAGTAGCGATTGATTTTGTTAGGTCATCTCTGATTAAGTTCTCAACATCTAAAGAAGATTGTTGTAATAAGAGTCTTGTTACATCAGTAAAAGCACCAATGACTTTAGGAGACATAGTTACTGAACCTGAAGTAAATTCACTTTCAGATGCAGCAGAACCTTCTGTTGCAATCCATCCAGCAGATGCACCAGCAGTTTTCTTAGGTATTACAACATTACCTTGTAATCCTCTAAGCATAGTAGCTCCAGCCTGCATTACTGAAGACTCATTTCTAAGTACATCAATAAAGTCATTTCCTCTGTAATCTTCTGCTACAAGTTTTGCATCATCAGATGTGTTTAAGTCTCTTTTACCCCAGCTTCTTAGCACTTCAGCAGGAAGCATAATGCCTTGTGCATCTTTGCCATACTGTCTTGCAGCTTCAGCAGAACATTCAAATTCAAATGCTGCTTCTTCTTGTGCTCTTCTGTCTGAAGGGTTTGCCATTGCTCTTATAGCTTTTACCAAGCTAAAGTCTCTGACTTCTTCTTTACTCATGCCAATTTCTGAAGGAGTTTCTAAAGGAGTGTTGTTAGAAATATTTTCTAATAATACACCTCTGAATTCTTCTACAGATACGCCATCAGCAATTGCTTTGTCAGCTAAATCTCTTTTATTGTGTCTAGCTGCTAAATCTATGATCTCTTTTGAGTTTCTTTTAAATTCAGCTTTAGCTTCATCAATAGTCTGAGTTCTAACTTC